TTTATTACAGACCCTTTACCAAGACCTTTGTAATTATCATTCAAATAGTTTGCTACTTTTTCCAGTGTTTTTCTACCAGTAACTGTACCGCCTGAAATGTGTGCATTATAAAACTCATCGTCTACTTCCAGTCCAATACCAGAAGCTAAAGCTGTACTTCTGTTTACGCCGGGTCTACTCTGAATCATGTCTTCGATCACAATACTTTCTCCCGGCTTTAAAGACATAGGAGTACCCATCTTACCACCAGTCATTTGGTTTATGCCGCTACTCAAACTACGCCCCAATAAACCTTTTACGTCTCTAATACCACCTAAACCAAGCGGTCCAGTTCCGTAGTTTGCGCCTCTATAAGACACAGTACCTCTAATAGCATTTTCAACAAGACCTTCTTCGTTTAGATTACCACCAAACGAAATAGTTGCACCTGAAGTAATGCCCTCATCTCCTGCGCCATCACCATCACCGCCAGTTACTTGCGCAGTTTCTACAGTAGTTGGTGTAGTCACAGCAGACTCAACCTGTTCTGTTTTTAACTTATACCCCTCTGGAATTGGGTCTATCATTTCACCAGTTGCTTTATTTCTGCGCAACTGAATAACTTGACCTGCTTCATTTACGTAATCTACCATTTCATAATCAACGCCAATTACACCTGCACCAACAGTTTCTTGGAACGTAGGTGTTACTGCTTGTACCGCAGTCGGTGTAAATTTAGTACCCGGAAGCTGTGTAGTACCCGGTTGTATTGGCTGTGCAGATGCTGCAGCTACTGGTGCTGCTGCCTGTCCTGCGGCGGGAGTGCTAGGGGCAGGTTGACCTGTCAATGAATAAGTACCAGATGGCCCGTACATAGGTGGTACAGAAGCCTGCATCCCCGGAACCAGACCGCCTGTTTGCATTTCTAATTCATCTTCCATGTCAAGGTCATCAATATTAAACGGCAAGTTATCTGGCATAATAGCTTCTTCACTATTACCCATCTGACCCATATCTTCCATACGCTGTAAACCCATTTTAGCTTCTTGGCGCATTTGCATAAGTTTCTCTAAACCAAAGTAACGCACTACGTCTGCAGGAAAAACAAATTCACCCTCACTAAGTTGAGCAGGAATGTCATCACGAACCTCTTCTTGTGTGGAACCCGGCGGTACAGCATTACCAGACACAGGGTCTACTGTGCCACCTTCGTCCATAAGACCACCTTCTTCAAAGCCACGTTCTACTGGCTCAAAGAGTTCCATTTGTTCTGCCATACGTTTAGCCATTGATAGCGTCCCTTAAAGTTTTAATATTGCGTAGTACAGCTATTGCCCCTTGCGCACGATGCATTAGTATTGTACTGTCGCCTTGCTCTAATGTACGATGCTGCTGTTCAATCAGCACATCTAAGTATTTACTGAAGTGGTCCCATTGGCGGCTGTTGCTGACCAGCGGCTTCAGCTTGCTGAGTATTTCCTTGTCCATTTGCACTAAATCCTTGTTCACCCGGTACCGGAGTCTGTCCCATACCAATATTGCCGCCACCCGCACCTGTTGGGTCCATAGCATCAGCACCCGCAGGTGGTGTCATCCCACCCTGCTCTGGTCCTGCTGGTTGCTGAAAGCCCTTCATAATCTCTGCTTGCAGTGCAGCTTCATCCATATTGTTGGTAACTTTGTCAGGGTCTAAGTCCATAGATTTTGCAATCTCACGGATTACATACTGGAACTTAGCAAAGGGTGCGAGTGCAGGATTACTTGCAATCTGCAAGAACTGCATCAAACGCTGGCTGCGTACTTCATTAGCCATCAGGCTTTCTGTACCACGAGCCTTAACTTCTAAGTCGCCTTTAATTTCAGGATCAAAGTCAAACTGCATATTAAAACGAAACAGTCCTTCGCCTAGAGGACGCAGAAGATAGTCATCTACATTCTTAATAACTGTTTTAGTGCTGCCTTGTGCGGCACCCATTAGCATAGAAATGCCAGAGGCTGTACGGCCTACGCCTGATACACCTGTCTGTCCATGTGCAAAGGATGGGAAGCCTGTGCTTTCATCCGCAAGTACACGAGCCTTATCAAACAGCATCATGTTTTCTTGTGCTACATTAGGAAATTTAGTACCAAAGATAGCCTGACCCGGTGCGCCGCCCTGCCTACGGAATATCTTGCCCGGATACAGTGACAAGTCTTGACCCGGTACTAGATTGGTTTCGTCTACTTCTACAATCAAGTTACCTGACAATACAGCATTGTCTACAGCCATACGCATAAAACCATTCATCAGTGTCTGTGTATCGTCCATGTTTTCTGCGATACCCACACCAAAGAATGAATAAGGGTTCAGTTCATATGGTGCTGCAGAGTATGGAATTTTAGCTGGCTTAAATGGGTTAAGTACCATACGGAGTAACTTACCATTACAAATCCAAACATTGGCTTGCAGTTCGTCAAACTCTTTTAGTTCTTTTGGAATGTCAACACTCTGCTCTTCAAGCAGGTCTGTATCCACCATACCCCAATACTCAAGTACCTCAAAGCGGTCAATGCCATGCTCTGGTGCGTAGTCCGACAAGTCATCTTCCCAATATTTCTTGGCATAGTTTTCGCCCATCTCAATGGCTTCATTGATAACTTCGCCACGGAAGTATGGACGCTTCTTTAGATTACGCAATTGTGTACGAGACATCTTGTGACGCTCAATCGCATACTGCGCTTCATCCATGTTATTAGCATCTGGGTCTGGATAAAAATTCCACACAGATACATGATTAACTTGAGGAATGGTTTTAAACAGTGGATCGTACTCACCGTCCTCATTCCAGTTAGGGTACTCTTTGTCTACAGCAAACGGGCCTTTCATAACACCTGTACCAAACAATGCCATTTCAAATGCTGCATTGCGTAGATGTTTAGTAGCACCAGACTCTTCTAGCTGGTCGTGTATTTTCTTCTGCATCTTCTTTGCAGCAATCATAGCTGGGCTAAATGCAATAGCTGTAGGTGTTTTGCCCGGACCTTCTTTTAATTTGTCTGCAATAGGTTCAAGTTTATTTTGCATAACGCCAAGTTTTTCCTGTAGCGTTTGCGTTGTGGCACCTGCTGGGAACTCTTGACCATCTCCTGCAAAACCGTAGGGACTAGAAAGAGCAGTTTCACCACGTAATTGTTCTGGTTCTTTAGGGTCAAAATGTACATCAGCAACTACACCTTCTGGTAATTCAGTTGGTTCAATAGATAAAGGAAAACGCTGGTTAGCAAACAAGACATCAACAATCTGTCCATATGCTGCCAGCGTCTTAGTTTTTGTGACTTTGATAAAGACACGAGATTTTTCTGCTTCAGTAAATTGAACATCTGGGCCATATAAACCACGATAATTGCGGTAGGCACGAAGCCAGCGTTCTTCGTCCTGATACCTATAATCTTCGGAACGCTTATATCGCTCCATAATAAATGGGATGATATTACTTACGTCTACGTCAGAGATAGATGTATCGTCACTATCTTCTAGTGCAATAGCATCATCTTCAATCATGATATCTTCTTCATCCATGTGTTATATCCTTAATATCCAAATGTTGCGTCTGCTACTCGCATACCGCCACCGGGCCTGCCCATAGGGTCATAGTCAAATATACTAAACCTTGGTCTGGACATTATACCATACCTAAGAGCATCATACAAGTGGTCTTCACTCTTTGTGTCAATGTCTTCGGGGTTTTTCTTGTCCAACGGTATGGAGGGAAGTTGGGCCGTGAGGTTTGTGCAAGTATTAAAGAAAACAAGTCTAGGCTCCTCTGTAAATTCGTCTATCTGTAAACGCCTGTGTACCTCGTTCTTACCAGCTACACGGCTTCCCCTACTTCTATCTGATGGTCGCCAGCGGCAACCTCTGCCAATCATTTGCTCTGCTAGTGATGGGCCTGTGTCTCCACGTTTATGCCAAAGAGAACTATCCAGAACACCATACTTTATATTACCGTCTTCTGCTTCTAAGTCCAGAATCATATCTGCCAAATCTGTGGCAAGGACTTTAGAAACATATAGTTCTCGATATACGATAAGTTGCTCATTAGGCGCAACGGCAAACCAAACAACACCACTGTAGCTACCGTAGCCGTAATCGCAAGCCCTAAACTTAACCCAATTGCTAGGAATACGATAAGGCTCAACAACATGAACCCGCCTATCAAACTCAGTGAAGGCAGCACCTTCTTTAATGTCCCAGTCTCCTTCAAGAAGCTGTCTACGTTGCTGCTCTGGAAGTGATAGGAGCATGGCTTCGTAATCACCTGCTTGCGCAAGGTACGGGTTATCAGAAAGTCTTGCGGGTATAAATCGTCTTTTAAATAAAGATTTTCCAGCTTTGTTATGTCCTGCTGGATAGCGGAGAACTTCCCCTGTGTCTGTGTCTGTTGCATCGAAGGCTCTGTTATATGGTGATGGGTCAATAAACATTTTCTTAACCCAATGATGACCTCTACCGCCGGGGTTGGTCGTAGCCCTCATAAATATAGGCAAGTCTGGTGCAGTGGACCGAAGACGACTTCGCATATAGTTCCATGCGTATGGTGTGGCCCATTGTGTCAGTTCGTCAAAGCCTATCCAGCTAAACGCCAGACCCTGATAACGCAAGACATCATCATCTCTGTCAAGATATGACATCCACAACCTTGCACCAGATGGCGCAGTCCACTGCATCTTTCTTTCCGACCACTTAATACCGGGCCAGATTTTTGGGTACAACTCCTGCGACTTAAAGATAAGTTCTCGTAGTTCTTCTGTTGTATGTCGCAGTAGCAATCCGCTAAACTGTGGATGCCCCATATAACGTAGAGGGTCTGCAAGCATAGCGTAGGATTTACCGCCACCTGCTGAACCGCCGTACAATACTTCTCGTTCAGCCGCTGCTAGGAACTCTGTCTGTGGTCCTTCGTTTGGCTTAAACAGAACATTAGCGTGTTGTTCTATCTCGCTGCTGTCATATTCAGGTGATACAGTTTCTTGTATCTCAACCTTCTGCTTTTGAGCCTGTTCTTTGGTTACTGATTTCTTCCGCTTTGGCGATTGCCGTTTTCGCATATTCTGCCCACTTGCGGAGGCTTGCAGCTTGATTCTTACGTCTTCGCTCATTATTCAACCGTTTCCTCAACCCTACGTGTGAGATATATCTGCCAGTCTGTGTACTCAACCAATTGGCTACCTCACGATAGCTGTACTGATTTACGTGTGATCTAGCCTTCTCTAACAAGTCCAATTCAATTTGGATAGGTTGAAGAATGTCGGGGTCTTCATCATCCTGTTTATATCCGAAGGGTACTGTACGTGCAATACGTGGGATAGGTACCCATTCGTTTTCTTCTTTAATGTCTGTTGGCTGTGGTAGTTTCCACTTGCCTATGCTTCTAGTCATCGTCTTCCACAACAGCTTTAGGTGGCATAAGCATGACACCGCCTGATGCTTCTACCTGCATCTTCTCTGTCTTCACTAGACCTACACGATCAAGTAGTTCTTTAGCCGCAGACATCTTATCACGAATACCCAGTTCCGTTGGGTCGTACAACGCACCTGTCATCGCCATCGCAGCTTTCGGCGCATTACGTGCCATATACATTTGAGTAGCCTCAAGTATCTCTTCTTTAAGACCCTTGATAATTTCACCAGTGCTAGAAGTGTCAGCATACCCTGCCAGTTTCTTGGCAGCAACCATGTCACCACCAGCTTCATCAAACAATACATTAAGAAATTTCTGCTGTCGTTCTGTTAGTTGTCTAGCCATTTTTTCTCTTCTTCACTGTAGGGCCACATTAGTCCAATGCCTTTTTGATAAAATCAATTACTCTATACGGGTCTAAAAATTTAGTAGGTTTTTTCTTTTTGCCAACATAAGTTTGTGCGCCACTACCTGCTCTTGTTGGTTTTTTTACATTGATAAAAACTTTTTCGTAGTTATTCTTGCCCATTAAAATTCCCCATTGTGCATTGCATTAGCAAGTTTTGTTGCACGTGATTTTACCTGATTTGCCCACCTGCTGTCAAGCATTTCTTTTGCTGCAGTAGAAAAATCTTCTTCGTGGATAGCATTCCACATATTTTTAAACTTACACAAGCGTGGCACACCCATATTAAATGCCATATCCATCAAGATAAGTTGACGTACACTGTCTAGCTGCTCTACGCAAGGGTGCGCACGAACCAGTTCCTCTTCGACAATCTGCACGTCATTCGTTGCTAGATAGACCGCATCAGCTTCTGTGATACCATATTCATACACGTGTTCAATAGTAGGAATGTCTAGGTCCTCTAGTTCTTCCTGTGTAATGCCACGGTCTTCTAGGTTTCTTCCGATACCAATTGTATCAATTCCTAAAGTATCCTGATACACCTGTAGACGCAAACCTTCGTGCGCTACTAGCTTTTCAATAAAGTTTTCTCTACGATATTTCATTTGCGTGACCCGCTAGTTCTTTGAGTAGGCTGATTAGGATGCTTACCTTCGTGGTTCATCCACACGGCGAATGCCCCTGTCATTGCGCCAGTTACCACAGATACTAAACCAGCCTGTGCTGCACTGGGTTCTGGTAAGGACATGAACCACTCTACTACACGCCAACTCATTAGCGTCATTATGAGCATCATAAATCTTGGTAGAAGTTTCCATTCAAGTATCTTCTCTGCAGCCATACTACTTACACAAATCTTCATATCTAGTCGCATACAAACGGTGCTTTGACAAGTCACCGCTTTCAACACTAGGCAATAATTTACTTAATAGTTTTAATAGTGTTTTCATTTTTTACCGAAGAATTTAGTTGCGCTACGAACCCCAAAAGAAGCCGCAACGATAACTCCAAGTGAGTACTGATACCATTCAGGCATTTCATTGAGTCTTGCGAATCCATTTGCTACCACATCTTCCATACCCGGCACGAATGCTAGGATAAGTGGGATACTAAAAAGTATGGTAAGCCACTCATCTTTCCACGAGTTAGATGACCCTTTAGCCATCTCCAAGTCCCAATCAATCTCGCCAGTAGCTTTCTTCTGCATGACTACAGCTTCAGCTTGCGCTTTAGCTACCTTAGTCTGTGCATTAGCTTTTGTCTGTTCTACTTTGCCTGACATCCATGTGCCAGCTATTTCTGCAATAGGTCCAATAAGTAAATTAAGCATTAGGCTCCCCGTCTGAACTTCGCGGTTTTCTTTGATATCGCTTTAGGCTGCTTGACGAATTGCTTACCAGCAGCAGTTCCTTTTCTTTTAGCAGCGGTGGTGGCCGCATACTCCGAAGACGAGAGGGCTTTAATAGCCGATGCCGGAAGATAACGCTCCCCTGTTTGCTTGGAGGGTTTGCCACTCTTGGTTCTCCAGTCTTGCTTAGACCAATTAGCTAAACTCTTTTGAGGCTTTTTCATA